TTGCTCTTTTAATATCGTAGATAATTTTTTTATATCTTTATATGAATCATTTTTAGAGATATCATTCGTATCATCATCTATATCTTTAGTAATATCTTTAGTAATATCTTTGATAACATCATCAATGTTTAATGTGTCTATATCTTTAATGATATTAGACCATCCACTCTCATCATAATTAACCTTATGATATTTAAATAGTTGTTTATAATGATTAACCATATTTGATAACTTTCCAAATAATTCATATATCTTTGTGATATTTGTAGTATTTGTAGTATTTGTATTATCAGTAGTATCATTATCAGTAGTATCATTATCAGTAGTATCATTATCAGTAGTATCATTATCAGTAGTATCATTATCAGTCAACCTATCAATTTTAAAACTATTTAACTCATTTTTAATCTGTTGAATTTTCTGTTTTATAATATCAATATCAATATCTAAATCTTTTTTATTAATATTATTATCAATATTATATTCTAATAATTCTGTTTCCTTTTGTTGAACATTAATAGTTTCTTTTTCCAATTCTTCTTTTAATCTATCTAACTCATCTTTATCTACCTCTTTTAACGTTGATAATTCTTCATCATATAAAGTGCCAACATTATCAACTATTCTACTATAATTAGTAATAGTATCTTTTAGAATGTTTAAAAATATATTAATGGTTTCAAGAGATAATGATTTATCCATTAATGAGCGTTGGTCATTATAACTCATAGAGAATAAATCATTGTCTGAATTTTGTGTATGCATACATGATTGAAAAAATGTATTAGAATTACCTATATTATTTTCAATCCATTTATTAACTGCTGTTATACCAGAATTTATCATTACTAAATTTTCAATATTTTCATATTTATTTACATAAAATAATTCAACCTTTTGTTCAAGTTTATTTTTATCAGTTGATTTATACAAAAAGGTTCTATTAATTAAATATTTTTTATTATTAACATCAAAGAGTAGAGAAATAGTTGATGAAGTTTTAGGAGGTCTATTATTACATATGATAGAAGATGAAAATTGTTTATTATATCTAGAAGGAATTGAATTACCAAATAGTGCTATACTTATTATTTCTAAGAAACTAGATTTTCCAAAACCATTCTCAGCATTAAGCAACATTATATTATTTTCCATAGTTTCAAAGTTATAATAGCAATTATTAGCAAAACATAATATCCAATCCCATTTAATAAATAGTAAATTAATATTGTTAGTAATAACTTTATTGTCTAAATGATTAAGATAATTTGCTATATTTTTGCTGATAGAAGTATTTTTCTTTTCAACCTTATCCTTTATGCTGTCAGGTAAATTACTAATATCAATCAATAAAGATTCTGGATTTTTAATAACATTCTGCCAATCTAATTTATCTAAATGTTCTTTATTATTATCATCAATATTTTTATTAACAAATTCAATCCATGTTTCAGTGCTAGTTAATGGTTTATCTTCATTAGTTACCTCACTATCAATAATATTATTAGAATTAGAATTATTTAAATCACTATTGGTATTATGATTTATAGTATTATGATTTATAGTATTATGATTTATAGTATCATTATTAATCTTATTACATATTGTTGAAATGTTAATATTATTTTCATTTAAAATTTTATATAAAATATCAGTATGTGAATTACCATTCTTAATTTGAATATCAATATTAGTAATATTATTTTGTTTTATAAATTGTTCAAATTCTATAAATATATCTTTAAAATTATTATTAGTTATCTTTATCTTCCATATATCATTTTTATAATATAATGTACAATAAGCATGTTTATTTGGTATATCTATTGAACGAACTATTGATTCATTAAGTTCCCAAATAAGATATCCATGATTATTATATAACTCACCAAAGTTTTGTTGAATTAGAGAGCCAGAATAACCCCACATTATAGAGTTTTGATCATCCTTTTTATAATAACCATCTCTTTTATAATTAGATTTATTAATGTTTTGTCCAGTTTCATTATCCGTTCCTTCATCTTCAACCCATATTGCGTTATGAATATGTTGCTTATGAATATCTCCAAATAAACCAAAATCATATTTATTTACCCAATCAATTAATATGGGTTCTTTATAAATAGTATTTGGATTATCAACTATTATGCCATGAAATAAAGCTACCTTATGTTTATATTCTTTATCGGTCCATGGAAATTTACATATTTTATCATTATGACCACACGTATCACCAGTTTTTAAAACATCTTGAATTGCTACTAAACCAACTAATATATCACCAATCTCATATAATCCAGTTTCATTTAAATAATGAATATTCTTATTCTTAGGCAATAAAGAACTAATTAATTCTATTTCACTATCATGCTCATTATAATCCTGTCTATAATCATGATTACCTCTAATAATATATAAACTAGTTAAACATGCTAATTTAGTAATAAGTTCATTAAACAAATTAATACCATAAGATTCAATTAGATTTTTATTATGAAATATATCACCTGTTATAATCACTATTGAACCACTTTCTCCATTTATTATTTCTTTGTCATCAATTAATTTTTTCAAAGAGTTTATAAGTTTTTTTATAACATTATTGTATTCAAAATATCTAGATGTATTAATATTACCAGTTCTAATATGAATATCAGATATATGTATTATTTTATTAACTATTTTAGATTTATCATATGTTTTAATAATGTCAATAGAATTATCTAATTCTTCCATTAGAATTAAGTTAAATATTATTAGCAGATAATTTTAAAATCAAATTTTAAAATATTTTACATAAAATTTAATATAAAATTTAATATAAAAAATTTATATAGTTTAAATGAAAGAAACAAAAATAGTAATTAATGAAATGATTAATGAAATAATACATCCAGAAATTTCATTAAATTCTAATAAACATTCATCACCTTCATTAGATAATTCAATTAAAAAAGTGATTATGATGTGTAATTATAATTCAAATCTTCATTTATTATCTTATAAGCATTTTTCAGCATTAGATAAATATTATGCTAATTTATTAATAATTATTTCAATGCTATCTGGATTTATAGAATTGATTAATTACAACTTAAAAATATCAACCACTATTTATTTGATAATAGGGATATTTAATATAATGTTAGGAATGATGTTTAATAAGTATAAAGACCTAAATTTAAATATTGATGCTCAAAAACATTATGAATTTCATAATTACTTTGAAAAAATTAAAATAAAAGTAGAAATGAATAATTCAATAAAAAGAAGTGATGCTTTTCTATTTAAGAATATTGAATGCTTTCTAAAACATACAAATACAGAAATAGAATTATTATATGTTACAAGACCATCAATACCTAGTAAAATTCTAAATAAATATGATATTAATAAAGCAGAGATAATATTAAAAAATAAAAATCAAGTATCATATAGCAAAAAAAAATCAAAATTATTTGATATAAATAAATCATTTAACTTTTTAGAGATAGAAGTATCTGATGAAGATTTAAAAGAATATAATTATTTTATGGATAATATTAAACAAAAAAATATAGAAAAAATAAAAATTAAAAATGATAATATAATTCATTTTAAAATTTGATTAAAAATATTTAATTAAAAATATTTAATTAAAAATATTTATGTAATTTTGTTTGATAACATAATTATAATTTAAATTTTATAATAAAAAGAAGTTAAAATGGATATATCTATTCCAACTTTTATAAAAGATTTATTTAAAAATGAAATTAATAATATTAAAATAAAATTAATAAAAAAAATAGCAGAAGACTATGATTTAGATGAAGATGAATTATTAGATAAATATGTTTGTGATGTTGAGATGATATCTAAATCACTAGAAAATATACAAATAATAAAAAAGCATTCATATGCTTCAAAAGTTGATATAAATTATAGATGTAATGCTCGTGTTTGGAATAATGGTTTAGGTAGTAGATGTAAACGTTCAGTTAATGAAGATGGTTTATGTACATTACATAAGAATTACAAAGATACAAATGGAAAACTAAAATATGGCTTAATAACTGAACCTAAATCAAAAGAAATATTTAAATTCAAAAACCCTAAAAGTGAAAAATTATACTAATTTTAATTAAAAAAAATTATACTAATTTTAATTAAAAAAAATTATACTAATTTTAATTAAAAAAAATTATACTAAAAAACTATTTTAAAATTAAAATAATTTTTATTTAATATGATTATATGATTGAACCTCAGCAGTACATAAATGAGCCTCAACGACAAAATAATGATATGGAAAATGAAACAGAAGAAGAAAAGATTGATAAATGGGAAAATAAAATTATTAATCATATAATAACAGATTTAGAACTATTTACTTATAAGCAAATTGTAGATAATATTAGATATCATTGTTGGTTTAGAGCTGGTTATGATTGGTATTCAATCATAAATTATGTATCAGAGGATACTAAATTTTTTATAAGAAATAATATTTATACTAATACACAATATAGAAATGAAACAGAATTTATAGATAATAATTGGACTTATATAAGTGCTAATTTAGATTGGGATAGTTATATAAATAATATTATTAATATTAATAGAAAATATAAATATAAAATGACTTTAAAAGGAATAGATTACTACACATATAATAAAATTTGAAAATATTCATGGTAGATGTATTCATAATAGAATTCAATAATGATTAATAAAATATCAATTGATATAATTCAAGTTATATCACAATATTTAACTCCTAATGATTTAGTATCGTTATCAGCAACTAGTAAGAGTTTAAATAAAAAAATTGATAAAGATTTTATAAAATTTTTAGCAAATAATTTCTATCCATTTGAATTAGATAATAAAGAACTAAAATTAATAAAAAATACAAAATGGAATTCTTTAGAATTAAAAAAAGTATTAGTTAATCCAAATATAGAAGAAATAAATGAATTATTTAAATTTAATAATGTAATTGAACTTTATATAGACAATGCTGAAGTTAATATGAATTTAACTGATACAGATATTAAAGAATTTAAAAATTTTAAAAATCTAAAAAAATTAACACTTTACGAATGTAATGATATTTATGATGTATCGACATTAGGCAATATACCTAATTTAAAATTAGATAAATGTAATAATATATATGATTTAAAAGGATTAGATAATGTTATAAATTTAGATATAGATGATTGTATTGGAATTGATGAAATACCAATATTAAATAATCTTAAAACATTATATTTACGCTATGGTAGTTTCAATAATTTAAATAATCTTCAACATATAGATCTAGAATGTTTAGAATTATATAATATTATATATAATAATTATTGTAATAATTATTGTAATAATTATAAATTTATTGATAACATTCCAATAATACACTTATATCGTATTGATATAAAAGATGTATCATATCTTCAAAATTTATCTTATGTTTCATTAGATGAATGTAACTCTATTACAGATATATCTGGATTAAAAACTTTAAAAACATTAAAAATATATTCATGTATAAAATTAAAAAAAATAGAAAATTTAGAAAATCTGGAAAATCTTGAAATATTCCAATGTTTCGAAATTAAAAGTATCAGTAATTTAAAAAAATTAAAATATCTTGAAATTGGTGAATGTCAAAATATTGTTAATATATCTAATTTTAATAATTTAGATATAGTTAGTTTGATGTCATTAAAAAAATTAAAAAAAATATTGAATTTTACAAATATTAATACATTATATTTATATAATATGAAAAATTATGACTTTTTAAATATAGATAAGATTAAAAATATATATTTTGATGAGTATAAGATTTTAAAATAAAATAATCTAAATCTTTTTGAAAAGATTAATAATCACTTAAAGGATTTTCTAATATAAACTTTTTTATTGTTTTTAATATAATATTTACCTCCTTTTTTTCCAGTATAAATCTTTCTTTTCCCTTTTTTAGTTTTAATATATTTTTCTTCAATATTACCATCATTACCTTCATTATTATGTGAATTATTATTAACATTATTAACATTATTAACATTATTAACATTATTACTAGCATTACTATTTGAATAATTTGAATTACTTATATTAGAAGCATTATAAGAGTTAACATAAGAATTACTACCACCACTTAAAGTAGAATATATATTATTTAAAATTCTAGAATCTTTATTAATTTCATTAACCATTTGATTATATAAATTAATTAAGTTGCCGGTATATTCCATTGAACTAGGATCATCATCTATCATTTTAAATCCAAATTTATTCCAATAATTTCTAACTATCCTGACTTTATTATTTCTTAAAACTGAATTTCTAGGTAAAATAGTATTATTATTATTCATAATACTTCTTACTTGTGATTTCATTCTTTTACATTGATTAAGATTAAACCTTATAGTATTATTAGTAGCATTTTCTAACTCTATTCTAATATTAGTAAATTTTTCAATTAAATGACCTATAAAATAACCCATTATATATTTAGATAATCCAGTACCAGTATATTCTGTTTTAATTTTAATAAAATTTAAATATATATAATTTAACCCATCATTATCACATAATTCATAAGATATATGTGCTGCTAATTTATTATTAGATGTATTATTAGAACTATAACTTTGTGTATCTATTAAATTAATTACAACACCTTCTGGTATTGTATTTAATCTAAATTGTAAATTAGGATATTTAATATTTAATAAATTTTGGATATTATCTGTTAAATTCATACTCATGGTTTATATAAATTAATTTAAAATTTATAAACAAAAAAGAAAAGCATTATAAAAATGCGAATATATATATAGAAGGTGTTATTTTTTAAAGTAGTTTCTATAAGAAATGCTATTCACTTCTTAAACTGGATATTTTTATTAAAACCGCATGATGTACAATCTTTACATACAGCATATCCATGTAAATGTTTTATTGTGCAATAATTTAAATGTTGAAAACGATATTCTGGAAACATCATTGGTCTCTCATGATCTACATTTCTTATCTCTCTTTGTCTTATATTATAGGCACCACAATTTATTGCTTCTCTTAATTCATCTAAATTCCTTTTTCTTTGTTGCTCTTCTAAACATTTTACACCTTCACAATTATACTTTAATGATTGCTCATACAAATCCATATTTATATTAATATTTATTTTTATATTAAATTTTTTAATATAATTTTTTATATTAAATTTAAAAAATATTTAAAAATAATTAAAAATAATTATAGAAATACTTTAATCTATACAAGATGGTTGATAATCTTATTAGAAATTATGCTGAAAATAATCAAATTAATTCTGTTCCACAACATGATATAGTTGATAATATTATGAATAACGATATTGCGGTTGATGAAACGCAAATGACTGAAAGCATGAATGAACTAATGTTAGAAGAATTTAAAAAAAACGTTCAAACATGGATGAACTATGATAACCAAATGAAACGTTTAGCAGCTGCCTCTAAACTTCTTAAAACTAAAAAAAAAGAAATTAATGAAAAAATATTAGATTTTATGGCTAGATATAATATTGAAGATTTAAATACTAAAGAAGGCGTTATTAGATACAAAAAAACTTTTGTTAAAGAACCATTAACTCAAAAAATGATAAAAGATAAACTTAATGAATTATTTAAAAATAATGAGAATGATTTAAATAGAGTTAATGAAATCTTTAATAACCGGCAAAAAGTTGAAAAAACCAGCTTAAGAAGATTAAAATTATAAAAAATTATTATTAATTTGAACCTAATCCAGATCCATATTTAGATTTATATCTTGTTTGATATTCATCTTTCGTTACTATTTCTCGGGTTTCATAATTACTACCCTTAAAATATCTACCACTGCTAAAATCACTTTTAGTTATTTTTTTTAGGGCTATTATATTTTCATTTTCTTTATTATATTCATCTAAAATATTAGCAAATATTATATTACCTTTATCATTTAGATATTCTTGACTATCACTACCTAATATAGTTTCATCCTCATCATCATCCTTAATTATTAATTTATCTACATAGTCAAAGCTTTCATCTGTTTTTGAATAAAAATCATAACGTTTCATTTTAATTTCAATATTTGATGGATTTGAACCTAATTGACTATCTATATAATCTTTCATTATAGTAGTTTTAAAAGTATCATTAGTATGCTTTTCTAAATCTAATCTATCTATATCAAATTCTGGTAAAGGTTCAAACACTACATCATCTATTTCTACTTTTAGAATTTCATTATCTATTAAATATTTGGTTTTAAGAGCATTTATAATACTATCTAATTCGTTTTCACTTAACTCTTCATCATTATCTATTTTTTCAATTTTGTCACTATATAAATTATTTAGATTTAAAGCAGTTAGTTGTAGTTTTATTTCTTGATATTTTTTAGTATAATTAGTAAATTGTTCATTTTCTAATGATTCTATTTTTAATTTATCAAATCCATTAAACACATTAGTATCTATTTTATTTAGTAATTTTTTATGTTTTGTTGTAAAATCCATTTTTTCATTAACATCAATCAAATTTTTATTTAAGTTTTGTAAATTTTCTCCTACTTGTTCAATACCTTCTAATATTTTTTTTTGATTTTCAATAAATGGACTATTATCAGATTTTTTAGATGATTTTCCCATTGCATCCCCTATTAAATCGCCTCCAAGACCTCCTGCCACTACACCTGCTGCTACTTGACCAAATATATATTTTTCTTCATAATATTTATTATTCTTTTTTTCTTGGATTTTTATTGTGTTAGCATTACATATTTGATAACCACTATAAAAATATACAATCATTAATGTTATTATTAATAATAATCTAACTATCATTTAATTTATATTAATTTAAAAAAAAATTTGAATAAAAAATTTGAATATTATAATATGTTTTTATTTGTATATTAAAATAAATGATTAAAAATTTAGTCATTGTTGAAAGTCCAGCAAAAGCTAAAATCATTAAAAAATATTTAAATGAAAATGATAAACTTAAAAAATTTGGTAAATTTAATGTAATTGCTAGTTTCGGTCATATTAGAGATTTAGATTCTAAAAATGGTATTGATACTAAAAACAATTTTAAACCTAATTATGTTTTAATAAAAAATAATTTTAATAATAATTCTGGTACCAATATGAAAAATGATGCTATTAAAAACTTAGATACAAATATTAAGAACGTTGTAAAAAATAAAGGAACTATATGGTTAGCTGCTGATATGGATAGAGAAGGTGAAGCTATCGCATGGCACATTAAACAACATTTTAACATTAAAAATTCTAAAAGAATTACTTTTAATGAAATTACTAAAGAAGCTATTGAAAATGCCGTTCTTAATCCTAGAAAAATTGATAATGATTTAGTTGATGCTCAACAAGCTAGACGCTTTATTGACAGAATTGTCGGTTTCAGTATCACTCCTATTTTATGGAAAAAATTTAATACTCCTAACTCTTTAAGTGCTGGTAGAGTTCAAAGTGCTACATTGAAGATTATAATTGATAAAGAAAATGAAATTCAAAAATTTAAAACAAAATCATATTATACTGCTTCCGGTAATTTTAAAATTGATAAATACGATATTGATGATGCCAAATATCAAAAAAATGATTCTTTACATAAATTTGATAACGATAAATCTGCTTATAAGTTTCTAAAAGACCTAAAACCAGATTATTCTTTAGATAATATTAAAGTTTCTAATAAAAGTTCTAAACCTCCTCCACCATTTATTACTTCTTCTTTACAACAAACAGCCTCTGGTGAACTTAAAATGTCTATTAAACAAGTGATGCTTTCAGCACAAATTTTATACGAAGCTGGTTTAATTACTTATATGAGAACAGATTCATATAACCTTTCTAATGATTTTTTAAAGAAATTGGAAAAATATATAGTTTCTACTTATACCGAAGATTATTTAGATATTAAACAATTTGGTAAAAAATCTAAAAATTCTCAAGAAGCACATGAAGCTATAAGACCTACCAATATCAATAAAAAACCTAGTGATATTACAATAAGCGGAAAGCTACAATCTAAAGAAAAAAAATTATATGATATTATTTGGAAAAGAACTGTTGCTTCTCAAATGAAATCTGCTAAATATTATGAAGTTAAAATTTGTATTAAAAATTCTAATTTCAAAAAAAATGAATGCTTCTTAGGTAAATTTAAAATTTATTACTTTGAAGGTTATATGATAGTTTATGGTGAAAAATCAAATAGTAATTTTAATATTCAAAAATATCAAGATGATATAAAATCAAAAAGTTCTAAATTAAAAATGTTAGAAGTTAATGCTAAACAAACATGGGAAACACCTCCTCCTAGATATTCTGAATCATCTATCGTTAAAGTTCTTGAAAAAGAAGGAATTGGAAGACCATCTACATATTCTTCAATATTAGGAAAACTATATGATAAAAGATATGTTGAAAAGAAAGATATTGTAGGAGACGAAAAAGAATACATCCACTTTAAACTAATTAAAACAAAAATAATTACTGAAAAAATCAAAAGACCTATTATTGATGAAAAATCTAAATTAGTTCCTACTGATACTGGAAGTATTATTAATGATTTTATGATTAAAAATTTCTCTAATATTGTTGATGTTAATTTTACATCAAATATTGAAGAAGATTTTGATAAAATTGCTGAAGGAAAAAAAAAATTACTTAATGTTATGAATAACTTCTACGGAGATTTTGATAAAAATATTAATAAAGTTAATCAACAAGTAAAATCAAATGTAAAAAAGAATGATAAAGTCAAATTAGAGTCCTATCAAAATAAAATTAAATATAATAATACTGAATATTCTATATATGTTGCTAGATATGGACCTGTCATATCTTTTAAAAATAATGAACAAGATAAAACTAATTACATTTCTTTAGTCCCTTATCTTAAAGCTACTAATAAATCAATTGAAGATATGGTTAAAAGTGATGTTAAACTATTAACAAATCTACCATTTAAAATAGGTAAGCATAATAACAACGATGTTGTTCTTAAATATGCCCGTTATGGTTTCTATCTCTCTAATGGTAATCAAAACGCATCTATCTTTAAACAATACATTCCTTTTGTAATCAATAATGATTTTGATAAAATTATGGATAATATTAAAAATAAAAATATAAAATTTAAATAAAACTATAAAATTTAAATAAAATTATAAAATTTAAATAAAATTATAAAATTTAAATAAAATTATAAAATTTAAATAAACAAATCAATAAAGACCATTAAAATCATTAAAAATAAATTATTTTTTATTAAACTATTTAAAAAAAATAGTTTAAAAAATTTACTTGATTTAATATATAGATGGAAAACGATGTAGAGCAAAAACATATTATGTTCTCATATTCATGGGAACATAAAAATGATGTAAATCATATATATTCATTAGTGGATAATGAATTTAAAGAAATACCTAAATGGATTGATACTCAATCTATGAGTGGTAATATAATAGAAGCAATGAGCAATGCTATTGAAAACGCATTCCTCGTTATTATATTTTTATCTAAATCTTATAAAAATTCTAAAAATTGTAAAATTGAAAGTGAATTAATTATTGGTAAAAGAAAGGATTATATACTTGTATTAAATGATAATAATTTTCCTTATTTAGAAAATGGCGAAGAAACAAATTGGGTTAATGATTTATACAAAGACCAATTTTATATAGACTTAAGTGATGGTATGGATGAAACCAAGATATTAAAACTATTAGATATGATAAATGAAAAGATAATATCTTATTATGATTTTGATGATAAACCCACATTTACTAAAAAAAATAGTAATCCTAAAATACCAAGGATGTCTTTATCACCCTTAAAGAAAAATAATAGTGGATTAAGAAGACATTCAATGCCTTCTATAAGTTTAAGCACATTATCAGAAAGAATGGATACTGATAGAGAATTAGATAATTTTATATCAAAAAATAATTTAGAACAAAATGATATTAATAATATTAAAGATTTAATTCAACAAACTCCTAGAACTATGATACCAACTCTAAAAGCTTCTGGAATGTCTTTTAAAGGTATATTAGAAATTATAAATGATATTAAAAATAATTAAAACGATAAATGATATTAAAAGAATAATTAAAACGATAAATGATATTAAAACGATATATTGATTAATTAAGAATTCCATTGGTAATTTTATTGCCGCTACCATTAGGCATAATTTTTGTTTTTTCCATCATAATTTTAGCTTCACCTTCAGATAGACCATTTAAATCTTGTTCTGGTACAACTGCTGAAGAATTTTCTAATTTTGATATTAATTTATTTGATAAACATCTAAATGAATGAACATTTGAATATTGTTTAGTTCCTGGAAGTTCTTGTTTGTTATTACCAGGTCTTGTATAACCTATAGTATGATATCTTGCTTCTAAAGGTGGATTAGCACTTTTAAGATTTTTAGAAGTTAAATATTCACCATCTGCTTTAACAGATACATTACCATGAATACCATCAAATCTTTCACCAGTATAGAGACCACCATTAAGTTTAGGTTCAGGTGCTTTCATATAACCATATTTTTCAAATTGATAATCGCTGTATTGTAAAGACATTATTTATTATAAAATATATTTTTTATTATTATTTATAATACCATTTATAAATATAATAATATAAATTAATATCCAAAATAAAATTTGAAAAAATTATTTACTTGTAAAATTATAGAAAATCCACAATAGATAAAGTGGATATAAGTTTAAAAGTTAATTTAAAATGACACTTCTAGATATGAATAATATTCGTCGTATAGGTGTCCCTCATTTTAAAACTCAAGTTAAAAGAGTTAGATCAAGTAATTATACATTTTTATCATCATTTAATGAATTTATTGATAATGTTTTCAAAAAAACAGATTCTATTAATATTTTAACTAAATTTAACAATGATGGTAATTTAATATCATTAGAAATACACGATAATTATAATGAAGGATTTAAAAACATTAATCAAAGTAATCAGGATAATCCATTTAATTTCGGTCATATTAACTCGTCTCATAGTGTTGATGAAGAAACATCTGAATTTGGTGTTGGTATGAAAGCAGGTGCTTTAAATATATCTGACCAATTCACAGTATTAACTAATTCTAAAGAATGTAATGAATATTATAAAATTGTTTTTGATTTTGAAGATATGCATAATGAAGAATCACCAAATAATAGTTATGAAGCAAAAGAATATGATATTATTACAAAAAAAGAATTTGAAAAAAAAAGTACATATGATAAAGGTTCAGTATTGATTTTTGATAAAATAATATGTAATATAAATGAAACTGAATTTAAAAATTTAGGTCAAAATTTACATAAAACTTACAATAATATAAAACATCATTTAAATATATTTATTAATAATGAAAAATTAGAAAATGAAAATAAAAAAGTTTTTGAAAATACAGAAGCAAATAAACGTTCATTAACTCAAAAAATTTATTTTGATCCAGATAATGAAATAGTCTTAGTAAAACGATGTGAAAATGGAAGATTTAAACAAAAATTATATCACCTTTATAATAAGAATGAATTAGACATTAAACCAATTACTATTAAAACCGCAACTGAATTTAATAATATTATTAATGATAATAAATATACGTTTACTAAATTAAAATTGAAAACTACAAGTATTTATAATATTAATGAATTTAATGATTCTTTACCAGATAATAAACTTAATATATATAGAGATGATAGAATGTATGGAGATTCAATATCATATGATTCATATAAAGTAGATAAAGATGGTTGGGGAAATCATATATATAATGAACTCTCTTATATAAATAAATCTCTTAATAAACATATAGGGATTGATTTTAATAAAACCATTAATAGAGGGAAAAATAATTTGTTAACAAAAGTCTTAAATAAATTATTAAAAAAAAATATAAATCAAACAATGTTTAAAAAAAATAATTTTTTCACAGAAGAAGAAAAACAAAAAGAAGCAGATAAAAAAGCAGAAAAAATACGAATTAAACAAGAAGCAGAAGAAGCAGAAGAAGCAGCTGAAATAGAAGCAGAAAGAGTTAGAATTCAACAAGAAGAACCAGAAGTTGATGTACCAGTTACTGAAACAGAACCAGAAGTTGTTGAACAAGTTACTGAAACAGAACCA